TTGATTATTTTTTTTACGGTAAAATAGACAATATGCATAGTTGGCATTGGTTTTGCTTGTGCTGTCCATACGTTGCACGATTTCGTCATTACAATGGTACCATTCGTCATCGTATGATTTCACGAAATTCGTATAATGTCCTTTGTGAATACTTCCGAAATGATTACAAACACCGAATAATTCATATTGGTTGTTACTTGGTTTGTACCCACAACAATAATTTGTGAGATCTAAATCATGCGGAAAGGCAATCGAATGATTCTCTTTATACGTACCATCCATCGAAAATCGCTTGAGACAAACAACCAACACCATCGGAAAGTTCCAAAACATCATTTTCTTTGTTACGTCTTCGTATTTTTCTGTTTTGTCGTTATACCATGCATTCTCTTTTTGCATACATTCTTCCTCTGTAAAAACATCTAAACAATCATATATTGTCTCAAGTTTCTTTCCATTATTTGTAACAGGTAAATCTAATGTGAAATACACTTCGCATGTACTACTATGTAGTTCGTTTGTTGCCATAGAGGATATCATAGACACACTCACCCCGTAAAACATATCTTTCATTTCGGAATAATCATTTCCAAACGTCTGTTTCCATGTAGTAAAACATTTGATCGCAAGATCGTCTACTGCATTTTCACTATCCCCACAAATCGTTATATTAATCTCTCGTTTCATGCATTCATGTAGACAATCTATGAAAAAGTGTAGGAACTCAGCGGTGTCACATTGAGATCCATGTAGGAAAATATCTGATTTTTTATGTTTCGCCACTTGTAAAAACCAATTCACAAACCCTCTTGGAACAATATGCCCTTTTGTATGCGAACTGTGCATAATCTTACGCATGTCATTCCAATTTTCAAATATACGATACTCCGGAATCTCTGTATTCACGTCTTCTTTTTTGTTTTCTAATGCTTGATTGAAATACCTGCATTGGCCTAATATTTGTAGTACCGTACTTAAAAAACAAGTATTGCCTAGATTTTGTATTCCTTTAGGTGTATAATCCATTTATTGTGTTCAATAATTGTATTTATTTTAGTTTTACAATTAAATGAATAACGAACAACTCGAAGCTTTGTTAGAAGAAGCACTTCAAAGTGTACAAGAAAATATCCCGAGTATGGTACAGAGTTTTCAAGAAGGAACAAACACACTATTCCCCTCTTTCCCCTCTTTCCCGCATTTAGACGTTTCGAATCAGGTTCAAAGACCGAGTGTGAGTATTTTACCAGATCCTGTTCCTCCAGTAGAACACGAAATTCCAATACCAATAATTGACATGTCTTCGAATAATGTAGAACAGAGTATATCATATGATGTAAATACACCTACTGTAAATACACCACAACCACCTTCAAATGACTCCGATAATATTTACAATATCAATATGTTTCATTTTGCGACAGAATACATGGATAATATGAGACTCTATCAACAAAATATGGGATCAATCATCCAGAGTTTGGATGTCTCACGAGGAAGAACGAGAAATCGGTCCAACCCACGACGAAATCTACGATCCAACATAAATAATCATCGAAATCCAAACCAAATATCCATGGAATTTGTAACCGCACCCTTTCCGTTTTTCACACCCGATACCCCTTCCCTTCCTACGTTACAACAATATACAGATGCGACAGAAACGTTTACTTACAATAGCAGTACTGTGTCTCGAGTCAATAGCATCACATGTCCCATTACCTTGGAAGATTTCCAACATGGTGAATTGTTGTGTGAAATCAAACATTGTCATCATGTATTTAAAGAGGCTTCGCTTCGGAATTGGTTTGTACGCAATGCACATTGTCCGGTTTGCCGATACGATATTCGTACGTATGTTACCGGAGCAACATAAAAAAGTGGTTTCTTTTTTTAACACTTTAAAATATTGTATAACACATATAACAAACAGTATCTACTATTCTAATTCTTTGACTCTCTACATATTTGACTATTTTACATCTGGTTTGCACAAGGTAGTGGTTGCATATGGTTGATTCCATTGGCTTGTTGCATGCAATATACGATACTTTTTAGTTGCGCGATTTCATGATGCAGCATTTGAATATGAGATGTGTACATCTTTTCCATGTTTTCGATTTTATTGGAAAGCTCGTCCATCTTTTCTTGTTGCATTTTGACTTCTTCTCCGATGAACTCCGTGTTATGGGCCACCTGATTCAGATCTAAATTAGTTTCCGGTACTGGATTATCGTTTATAATCAAGCGGATATTTGAACCATTCAAACAAATATCATATCTCTTTTCATTCAAAAGCGTGTTTTTTAATAGTTCATTCGTGAAATGACTAAAGTGGACAAATGCACGACGTCCTACCCCGTTGTTGTTATTAAAACTGACAAAGTCTACACGAGAAACTGTACCGCATTTGTACGTGTTTTCGAAAAACGTTTTTATGTCTGATTTTGTAATTTGGAAATCAATTCTTGGAATAAACAAACTATTTGTCCATGTTTGTGTATTCATCTGTGTAACCATACTAAACTTGCTTTGTTGTATTGTATTGAATAGAGTTGAGTTTATTTGTTATATTGGTTTGTTTGTACTGACGATAGCAGTTTCCCAAAATCGATCAATTTTTTAGTGACGCTTTTCTGTTTTCTTTTTTCTGTTTTCTTTTTTCTTTTTTCTTTTTTCTTTTTTTCTTCATTCGCTTTTTGTCTCATCTATCGTATCTCTGCATCCGTTCTCTTCAAGTTTTTGTTTGATCAATTCATTCAGTTCAGTCACCGTAGTTGAATACATCCAAGGTAAGAATGCATGAACAATTGAGACATATGTACCATATCCATGTAGCCGAGCCATATACAGAGCAAAACTACAATGAGAATAGTAGCTCATGCATACAGATCTTGGATGCTTGAGGAACGTTTCCGATATGAACGTTTTAGTACTTATGTATGCACTATTCATGGGTTATCAATATACACTTGTTGTGTGTATGTGTTTATGTATTTATGCATACATATTTTTTTTGACTGAAAAATTGATGAAACAACCGACATCTACATGTTAACATACTACACACGAAATCATGGGAATCAAAAAGTTGAACAGTTTCTTATTAAATATTTGCACACCAAGTGCTATCTCGCGAGTTCCTCTGAACAAATTCAAAGGAAAGACCATGGTCATTGACACCAGTATATATTTATACAAATATTTATCAGAAGACGCGTTCCTGGATAGTTTCTATTCAATGCTGTCTATTTTCAAACAATATCAAATTATTCCTTTGTTTGTTTTCGATGGCAAACCACCAGTTGAAAAGACAGAAGTTCTGTTTGAACGCGCATATAGAAGAAAGGACGCAGAAGAGAAATACAAAGAAATGTTGCAAGAAATTGAAACACAATCTGTTTCGGATACTGATAAACTGAAACAGATTGAAAAATTAGCCGGGTTAAAACGTCAATTTGTGCGTGTAACAGATCATCATATTCAAAACTTGAAACAGCTCTTTACCAATTTGAACATACAATACGTGGATGCTCCTTCAGAGGCAGATGTCATGTGCGCTTACTTAGTACGAAAAGGAATCGCTTACGCTTGTATTAGTGATGATATGGATATGTTTGCGTACGATTGTCCAATCATCATTCGAAAACTGAGTTTGGTTCATCACAACTGTATGATATACAATATTGCTTCCATTAAAAAGGACCTTAGAATCAATCATCACTTCCAAAACGTACTGTTGTTATGTGGAACAGATTACAAAACAGGCGTAACATGGGATATACAAACCGCCATAGAACGATACACGTTTTATGAAAGCGAATTCTCTCGAAATCAAACAACGAAGACATTTTACGAATGGATACTGGAGAGGCGTTTTGTGGATCAAATACAAAAAGACAAATTAGACCATGTTCATCATATGTTTCAGATCCCAGACACAATGCCTGTTACATATGCAAAAACTCAAGTAGACTGGAAAGTACTACAGCCTATTTTAGAGGGCGATGGATTTATTTACGCAAACTGAGTGTGATTTTGTTTCGTGAGTATATTTTGTCATTTTAGGAATATACGACAAACCCATGTTTATTCCACTTGAACTACAAAAACACATATTAAGTTACCTCCCATCCAAACAAGATGTGCTTCAAAATAAGAAGGGGAGATGCATATGCTGGACTACAACGAATCATAGATGTAAAAACAAAATAAATTATTTGAAAACCCTTACGTGTTGCGTACATAATCACTTAGATGTCCCTGAACTTTTCGCTTATATGAATATGAAAAATACTTAAAGATATTTTGTGGAAATTATATATAATGAGATCTTTTATATTTCTTTCGCTTTTTTCCGTTGCATGTGCATCCCACTGGACTAGATTTATGGACTTTGTCAAGCGATTTGACAAGGCATACGACAGCTTAGAAGTCATGGAATCGAGATTCCGACAATACAGAGAGAACATGGAGTATGTAGATTTGCAAAACTCGCTTCAAAGCAACTACACGCTTGGTGAAACAGTTTTCGCCGATTTATCACAAGATGAATTCCGACAATACAAGAATAACTTTCAAGTAGGTAGTGGTACTTGTAGCAAATTCATGGATGTTCAACAAGAAGGTCTTTATCTTTCTACATCCGGTGAATTAGATTGGAGATCGAAAGGCGCAGTTACCCCCGTAAAGGACCAAGGTCAATGTGGAAGTTGCTGGTCATTTAGTGCGACCGGTTCTATGGAAGGTGCATGGCAAATTGCCAAAGGTGACCTTGTTTCTCTTTCTGAACAACAACTCGTGGATTGCTCTGCTGGATTGCATTATGGCAATCACGGATGCAATGGTGGCTTAATGGATGGTGCGTTTCAGTACGCGATCGACAACGGCATGTGTTCGGAAGAAGAATATTCATACAAAGCAACATCCGGTACATGTCAATCGTGTACTACTGTAGTGACCATGTCATCATGTGTAGATGTTACCCCGCAAAATGAAGTGGATTTGGAAAAGGCGGTTTCGATTGGACCTGTATCTGTTGCCATTGAAGCGGATACCAAGACCTTTCAATTGTATACTGGTGGGGTAATTACAAGTGATGCATGTGGAACAAATTTGGATCATGGTGTACTTGTAGTCGGATACGGTACAGAATCTAGTACAGATTACTGGCTTGTTAAGAACAGTTGGGGATCAAGCTGGGGAGAAGACGGATACGTGAAGATTGGAAAATCTTCTAGTACAAAGACACAAGGTGTTTGTGGAATTGCACTTCAACCATCTTATCCAGTCGTCTAAGTGTGTTACAACAACAAACATATATACACACACACACACAAAACGTATACGACAAAAAAAAATCTTCAGAAGTAATATAATGAAAATAATTGATTTGATTATATTATTGTTTTTGTATGTAGTATTGCTATATGCAATGCCACTACGATATGTATACTACACACCAGTTCTGCCAATATATCCAGATAACGTGACAGAAAGTAGAGTCGTGTATGATCTTACTACAAAACGAACAAAACAGGATTTGGATTTCTTCGAGAAAACGGATTATAGTGTTGTATACGCTTACAACGAAATCGTAGATATTCCCATACAAACATTGTTTGATATCATATTGTCTGCTCCTGTGATGACGATATTACTTGCTGCAAAATATGGTATCAATCGCGCAAGACCTTGGCAAGTAAATACTCGGATACAAAAACGTCCATCCATTACAGATAAAACTCCTAGTTATCCGGCGGGACATGCATTTCAAGCGTATTATCTATCTTATGTACTCGGTAATTTGTACCCACATCGGAGAGATACATTTGATAAAATCGCATATGAATGTGATCGAACACGTGTTTATGCTGGGTTACACTACCCCAGTGATGGGGCATATTCTAAAAAACTAGTACGGTTTTTCGTGAATTGTGGCATTCTATAGTCATATCTTATACTACATAATATGTAGTATAAAATGAATTTTATCCTGGGTTAGATCAGCCGTTGTTATCACGACATGTATGTAGGATATGATACAAACCCCAAATCGTATCTGATCATGTACTACATACATGTAGTAACCATTTATGAGAACATCCGGATGATCTATGTTAGAAAGGGGCAAAAAATTCCCGCAATTTTTGAGTTTTTCATGATTTTGACAAACCCATTTCACTTTTCTCAATTCAATCATTCACATCTTTTTTGAAATGGATACAAAACACTTTTCAAAATCATGAAAAACTCAAAAATTGCGGGAATTTTCCGCCCCTCTTAATTGGAGGACGTTCTATTATTGTTGTTATATGTACTACATAGTATGTAGTAGATACAGCATATACAAACAAAAACTTCCAACATGATCCTGTCATTTTTACATCATGCTTCTTTACTACATGCATGTAGTAGATAAACTAAAAATCCCAAAACATACCTGATCCTTTACTACATAAATGTAGTAGCCGTTTATGAAAACAACTAAATGATCCATGTTAGAGAGGGGCAAAAAATTCCCGCAATTTTTGAGTTTTTCGTGATTTTGAAAAGTGTTTTGTATCGATTTCAAAAAAGATGTGAATGATTGAATTGAGAAAAGTAAAA